GCGGAAGTATCTAAGTTGATTAATTTAAATTGTCACTTAAAAGTTTTGAATCAATCATATAGAATACCAAGAAATGTTTTTTTAAGATCGAATAGATTGATAGGTAGAATTAAAAATAGAATTCCAAAAGAATGGAAATCGAGAGAGGCTCTCGGGACTGTCTCTAATATTAATTTTGAAAGATTAAATTTAAGAGAAAACGAATGGCTTATCTTATGTAGGACTAATTATTATTTAAATGAAATAGCTTCTGATCTAAGAGCTAAAGGATATTTGTTTGAAAAGAATAATAAATTATCCATCAAAGATGATGTCTTGGTGGCTTATAATTGTTGGAGACATTTACAAAATCTACAAGAAGTTTCTTTATCCGATGTTAGAACTATGTATCAATACATCAGATCTGGGGAGAATGGAATTGCTCGTGGTAAAAAGAAAATGCCAGGTGCTGATGAAGAGAAGAAATATAACTATGATTTATTGTCCAAAGAATGGGGGTTGAAAGTAGATATTAAAACTCCTTGGGACGTTGCACTCAGTGGTATTGGAGAGAATGAGGTTAGCTACATGAGGCAAATCTTAAAGAGAGGCTATGATTTAGATAAGAAAGCAAGTGTAAAACTATCTACAATTCATGGCGCAAAAGGCGGGGAGAGTCAGAATGTTGTTTTATTTTCTGACATATCCAAAAGAATCGTTGATGAAATGGCTGTAAATAGGGACGATGAAAGAAGAGTTTTTTATGTTGGTATGACTAGAGCCAAGGAAAATCTTTTTGTTATTCCCTCCACTTCACAATATGAATTTGAGGAGATACTAAGATGATATTTGAACAGCAGATGGATCTGCTAAAAAAAGAAAACAAACCAGAGTGGACAAGACCTAAGTTTCCTGATGTCACTCAGATAAAACAAGTAGCAATAGATTTAGAAACATATGATCCTGAGATTAAAACTCTCGGTGGTGGGTGGGCAACGAACAAAGGTTTTGTTGTAGGTGTTGCCGTATCCTTTGAAGGGTTTGATGGATACTTCCCGGTACGTCATGAGCGAGGGGGAAACTTTCCTGAGGAAGATGTAAAGAAGTGGTTAAAAAAATTATTCAAACAAGATCCCATAGTCATATGTCATAACGCCGTTTATGATTTAGGTTGGCTTCGACGTTGGGGTGTGGAGTGTGATGTCACTAAAGTTTACGATACTTTAATAGCTGCTCCCTTAGTTGATGAAAACAGATTTAGTTATAGCTTAAATAATTTATCTAAAGATTATTTAGGAGAGAGAAAGCAGGGAAATGTTTTAGAAGACTTTGGTAAAGAGCATGGATTCAAAGCGATAGAAAATATGCATTGGGTTCCTGTGGAATACGCAGGAGTTTATGCAGAGCAAGACACTAGACTTACTTATAAGTTGTGGGAGGTTCTAAGATTAGAAATACAAAAGCAAGGACTGACTGATGTGTTTAATTTAGAAACAGATCTACTTCGTCTTTTATTGGAGATGAGGTGGAAAGGTGTCCGGGTTGATTTAGAAAAAGCAGAAGAAACAAAAAAGTTTTTTAAAAAAGAAGAAGAAAAAATTTATTCTAATATTAAAAAAGAAACAGATATTAAAATTGATGCTTCTGATATTTATACAGCGGCTTCTCTACAAAAAATATTTGATAAGCTCGGAGAGAAGTATGAATATACAGAGAAGAATAAGCAGGCAAAAATTAGTAATGAGGCGATGAAAGAAAGTGAGAATCCTTTGATTCAATCTCTTTCAGTAGCGAGAGAATACAACAAAGCTCACACTACCTTTATTGATTCTATCTTGAAACATCAAGTGGGTGGCAGGATCCATGCTGAGATTAATCAGCTCAAGGGAGAGTTTGGGGGCACGGTCAGTGGGCGGTTGTCCATGAACAATCCTAACTTACAACAGGTCCCTTCTCGCAACGAAATCATAGGTCCCAAGATACGATCTTTGTTCCTACCTGAAGACGGAGAAAAGTGGGCATCTTTAGATTATTCTCAACAAGAGCCTAGATTGCTCGTACATTATGCCAAAAAACACGATTTAGAGGGCGCTGAGACCCTAATTAAGTTCTTCCGTGAAGGAAAGGACTTCCATCAAGTAACTGCTGATATGGCTCAAATATCAAGGAAAGAAGCCAAGACCATAGGATTAGGTTTAATGTATGGTATGGGGATTGCGAAGTTAGCTGCCTCTCTAGATATCAGTCAAGATCAAGCCAAAGCTTTGAAGAAAAAATACAATGACAATGTTCATTTTTTAAATAACATAATTGTTCGTGCTACTAGATACACAGAACAGAATGGATATATCAACACACTGCTCGGACGTAAATGTCGTTTTGATTTATGGGAGAACAAAGACTTCCATGACAAAAGAATGATGTCTCATGAGAACGCCAAGAAGACTTGGGCGTGGAACGAAATGAAAAGAGCAGGGACCTATCGTGCATTGAATAGGTTAATACAAGGTTCAGCAGCAGATCAAACCAAAAAAGCCATGGTGGATCTGTGGAAAAAGTTAGGCATGGTTCCTATGATTCAAATACATGACGAACTCAACATCTCAATAGCCAATGAGACCCAGGTGACGGAGATAAAAGAGATAATGGAATCTGCTGTTGAACTTCACGTGCCCGTTAAATGCGAGGCTAAATTAGGAATGAATTGGGGAGAGATAAAATGAGAATATCTTATGACAATGGTAAATTAAATTTATCCTTAACTAATGAAGAAGTAGATCATATTACTGATAACAAAGGTAGAAGCATACCGATGGATATTAGTTGGTTAAAAGTTTTACACGAAGACATATCTAAATGTGTCATGGCTCATTGGTCAAGAGTTGAAGTATGGGATGCATTGGAGTCACATCAGAGGACTGTAAAAAGCATGACTAAAAATAAAAAATAACATTATATTCTCCATGAAATAACAAGGAGATAAATAATGTTTAGTATAACTAATACAGCAAAGAATCACTTCTTAAATTTTTTTAAGAGTGATGATAAAAAAGAAGAAGAATTAATAGACTTCTTAAAAGCAGAATATAAACACGATTGGAAAGCAGCTTACGCTTGGTACTTAGAAGAAGGTACTTTACCTAACTATGTCAGGAGGACGCTGTAACCACCGGAAGACTTCCTTGTCCTCCACAAAAAGGACAAGGCTTGCCTTCTATTTCTCCTGAGGCATTACATTCAATACAGGGTCTAGGTGTTTGCAACTATTTCAGCTAAAGATTCACAACGCTTTGGTGTTTGTGAATGCCACTTGGAATCTTTCATTTCAGCCGCCGCAGTTTCCCACTGCTTGACTCTCATCGCTTTCCACATTTTTTTAAATTTTGATACCCCGGTAGTTCCGAGTTGAAATACCATTTCAAGTATAACCTCACCCACGTGTTGTGGTAGTTCATGCCCGATGTTATCTTGTATCAACATATCTGCCCCTGCCGCAGCTCTGTTTAAATCCATTTCAAATATCTCCATGATTTCATCCATGGGTATTTCTTTTCCTTCAGCAAATCTTTCTCTTTCATGTGGTTGAACGAGATGGCCTATGCCCACAGTGGCTTTTCCTAAACTGTCCAAATACATAGATGTTCGCAGGCCTTCATGGTCCTGTACTCTTGCTTTCAGTGCTTCTGTAATTTTAATCATAAATGTCCTCCTATGCCCCAATTACTTTCGTGTTCGTCTTTGTTTTGTTTTCTTTTTCTGTGCTTCAATAAATTTTCTATATACCGCAGCGGGTTTTGTTTTACCAGCAACTTTTGCTCTTTGCTCCATCGCAATAGCAGCTTGAGTTTTATGAGCATGCGTTCTATTGCTTCTACGAATTTTAGAAACGCTACTGCGAGCTGATGATGCATTTTTAAAACCAAGTCCTTTAATTGTTCCTTTTGGATTCTCATCGGTATAGAGATCCGAATGTAGTTTAGATTTAGCGGGTTGTCCACTTTTTCTTGGTATTCTCTTCATTACTTTTTAGAAGAAATAATACCACCGTACATCTTCTTATCCATTAAACCGCCTTCAGCAACCATCGCTAGATAACGATCAGCTATATCTGGCTTATTTTCAAATCGAATAAATCTTTTTAATAGTTCATCCTCTTCTCCAGGATCAACTTTGTCTCCTACGCCTTGTTTTACAAAGCTTACATAATTATCAAAAGAATCTGGATTATCTGATCTTGGAGCAAACTCTCCTATAATTTTCTCAACATCTCCATCGTATCTATCTGTTTTAATTTTTAAATCATTCTTAGCTGCTAGTATCCCTGTTTCTGCATCAGGAAATACTGCAAAGCCTTCACCATAAGTTTGACCTGTGGCTCCTGCTTGTCCCACATCTGTTAAATTTAAAGGGTTGTTATATTTCGTTACTTGTGTTCGGTTAGTATTTAAAGAAGCTTGATCGTCATCAGAAACAATTGTTGAACCTGTTTCTACTTCTACATCTCCTGTGTACTCTCCAGCTATAATCTGTCTTGTGATTTGATTTACTACTGATTGAATTTGAATTTCGTCAAGTCCCTGATCTTCTAAACCCTTTTTAAGGTCTCCGATTGTAGAGTCTCCTCCCGGTATTTTTGTAGAATCAGGTAAAGGTTCTTGTGTTTCTGGATCATCAACAGAGATAATACCTGACTTCTGTAAATCATCTAAGAAATTACCAGATTCAACGTATTGATCATCAACATCTATAGGATCTAGTTCTTCTATTTTTGGTCTTCTCATATCTACTGTCGGGCCAGCAGTTCCAAATGTGTCGATAGGTTCATTAACAAAATCAGCTAAACTATTTGATCCTAATGCAGGAGTATCTGTTGCGTCTGCTCCAAATGTAAATTTTTGTAAATCTCTTTGTGCCTCAAGAGCTAGTCTTTCATTATTATTCATTGAAGTGATTGCAGGTAGACCACTAGATGTTAGAGGATATTTATCTTTGTTATCAATAATTTCTTTTTGCACATCAGTTAATTTATTATATCCATCTTTAACTTTACTTGTTGCATACTTAATAACTTCGTTCACAGCTCCAAGAAAACCTATCCCGCCACTCATAGCTTTTTCTCCAAGAGCACCTAAAGTTTTACCCCCAGCATAAGTAGCATCGCTCATAATCTCGCTAAATGTAGGACCATATTTATTAGCTAGTCTCTTTCTTTCGTCAGATAAAGTTGTAGTTACATATTGACCAAACGTAGGACTTGATGAATCAGTATCAAAAAAGGTTGCATTTTTTGCTTGAGTTAAACCTTTAACAACAGAACCACTTGTAGTGTAAACAGGTTTGGTGAATTCTTCTTTAAAAGCAGCTATTCCTTCTGCTTGTTTTCTTCTACGATCCAGACGATTGTCACTTATATCTGGTCGATTATCAAAATAAGTTTTACGAGTTATTTCCCTGTCTAAATCTCTTCCAATAGAGGCACCGCTAGTTCTAGCTTGACTAGCTTTGATTTGTTGTTCTTGTGCTTTAGTAGCTTTTTGTGCGAATGGTGGTGCCATTATGTATTTCCTTGTCTAGCTATTTCTTCCAATAGCGTGTCGTCGCCTATTATATCCCTTGCTAGGGCAGAATCAAGGTTTTGTGTTCCTTGAAAACCTGAAACTACACTACCTGCTGTAGAACTTATCGGCTTGGTCGTGGTCGGTGGGGCGGGAGGCGTGATCTCTTTTTGTGTAAACCCTTCTGGTATGACAAAGGTCGAGTCAAAATCACCTTCGTTGACGTTTACACCTAAGTTGTTTTTTCTAATTTTCATTATTTCAGGATAAGCTAAAATCATAGGGTTTTGAACATCTCTACCTAGTTCCTTTCTCAAGTCTCTAAAGTTTTCAGCGAATGCTCTTCTTACTCCTTCTCCCGGTATATATGGTAAATATCTACCTGTAATAATGGCGGTTCTTTCAGACTTCGTAACACGATTTAGTTCTTTATTTATCTTACCTCTTTTCGCTCCTAATTTAAGAGCGTCTAAATATGCATTGTGCATCTGTTTAAAGTTTTGAAATCTTACTCTTTCTGATTTGAGATATTGATCTACAATTTCAGCAGGAGAAACAAAGCCCCCTTTTAATACATCGCCAACAAAAGACGCTCTTGCACTATCGTTTTGTTTATTAAAATCTGTTACTATAAAAGGCATCGCTTTAATTGGATCAGCTTCTATGGCTCTAAATCCAAAGATACCTCCTGCCTCATCTAGTAAATCATAAGTTTGACCATATTTATCTGGTATCTTTTGATTTCCTAATGCACCTGCTTGAAATAATCTTTTAACTTGATTAACAGAACCGGGCATAAATGTTTCTAGAACATGCATACCGCCTTTGTAAACTTTCTCTCCTGTTGAATCTCCAGGTCTAAAGACTTGTCGTCCATCTCTTGATCTTCCGTTTCTAGCAACAATGTCTGCAAAAGCTTCGAAGAAGATAGACTCTGAGATAAAAGGTTTTGATAGTTCAAAAAAACTTGTCGCTCCTGCATCTAATAAATATTTATTTAAACTTTCTCCTGTCATTTGTCCTTTGGTCGCTTCATTTAAAATTGTATTGGCAGGGCGAACTAATGTGTCGTAAGGAAAAATATAACTTAGATCTACGTATTTTACTTTCCCTGTTTCTTCATCTCTTTCAAGAGGCATTAACAAACCATTGGTTGACCAAGAAGGAACGAAAGTTCTAAGCGCTCTCATATCATCATTAGTCATACCTGCTAAAGCTTTACCAAACTCCACCAATCCTGCAGGAACAACTGCTGCTGTTGTGGCCACACCTGTCAATCTTCTAAGTCCTGTTTGTTTAAATCCCTCAACTTGTAGTTCTCTCAAACCTCTTTGAATTGTATTAAAGCCTGTTCTAATAATTTCAGCAGGGAAAGCTACAAAGGTACCAAGAGGTAATCTTCTTAATGTTTTAATAAACTCTCCGACATATTCGTAGTTAGGTATGTTGTGTTTTGTAATCTGAGCAGCCATGTTTTCATAGAAAGTTTCTAATAGTTTGTCTCCTTCTAGTCTAACGCCTTGATTACCAAGAGTTAAGAATCTACCATCAGGACTAATATCAACCACTCGGTCAAATATAGGATCGTTCCTTGTTACTTTTCTACCAAGTAGTTTGCTATATGCCTGCATGTTTTTAGGATCAAAAATATTATCAGCAGTGATATTTAAAGCTTTGAAATTGTTTTTTAAGGAGTCTAATTCTACTTCGAAGTTAAAGTTCTTCCATAAGTTATCTTCAGCTAGATAAGCTCGTCTTGCTTTCTCTGCTAGTTTACCTGTTCTTCCTAACAAAGTGTTCATGAAACCATTGAAATTTCCGTTATAGATATCTGTGCCTACCTCTTTCGCTAAAGCATCTATGTCTCCTGCGATAGGGTTAGTGCCATTGATACCTAGTCTTTGATTTCTTAATCTTCTAGTTTGTGACTCTACATCATTACCTGTTATATCTTTTAACGCTCTTTTAAAATATCTAGCTGTCTGTACGGGATTTTGAAGTAAAATATTACCATTCATCGTGGTGAATAAAGCTGCGGATATTACGTTTCTAACGTGTGTAAAAGGAGAGTAAATAGTTTTAGCTTGTTGTGAAATGCTTTTTGGAACCAAGACCATCCACTTGTAAAGATTATTTAAAGTGTTGTCCTTTATCATTGTATCCGTATTTTTAATAGCTTCGGCTACGGGTCTAAAAGTATACTTACCATCTAAGACACTCGGTATAAGATTACCGTTAGTTGTTTCAATTTGAACAATATCATCTTTTATACTGCTTAAATTTACATCTTTATATTGTGGTAAATTTTTTATAGCTGCGACTGCGTCTGCTCGACTATCAAAGTACGTATCACTTCTTACTCCTCTACCCAATCCTGGTATGACACTAGGTTTTAAACTATCTTGATATAGTTTATTGTGAGTGGCTAATTGTGCCATTATCTCAGATTGTTTTGCGTTAGTATTAGCAATATTAAAGAAAGGATCTTCGACCTCTCCTAATAATTCTCTTATAGCTTTGCTCTTAACTGTTCTCTTTTTAAAAATATCTTCATCAACGTCTAGCTTTAAATCATCCTTTAAAAACTTTCTAAAATTACCTATTGGTCCTGAGAATGATTCTTCAAATAAAGAAGACCCTCTAGTGTCTATAATCATTTCCACTGCTTCAGCAGCTTTTTGAGGCGCAATATTTTCTTCAAAGTTTTTTGTTTTTCTAGCAATCTCTTCTTCAATAGCTTTTTGTTTTGATATTTTTCTTTCTCTCTCTATTAAAGGATCTCTTCTTCCTGTCATAGGTTGTGTTTGACGTTGCGCCGCTCTTCTCTCTACTGCCTCGGTAGCTTCTGCAATTGTCACTCTACTATTTCTATAAGCGCTAGTCAGAGCTTTGGTAAACATTCCCACATTTTTATTTATAATTTCTTGCGTTGGTCTAAACTGATCATCAGAGAATAATTTTTTTATAATACCTTTATCTTTCTTAAATATTTTGTACTCTCTATTAACATACTTACCTAATTGACTTGTAAATGTTTCACTTAATTCTTCTGCATTTTTTAAAACTTCTTTAGCTATATTTTCTTCAGCTTCCGTTAATGTTTTTACTTTTAAAGCTGCTCTAGCTTCTTTTATGAGAGGTTGAAGTAATTGTTTATCTAAAGTTAAAGAGTTTAAATCTATCTGATATCTTGCATTTAATAGTGAGTTTTCAAATTGAGCTATATCATCGTCGGATGCTTTCAAAGTTGTTCTCATAAAGTCATGTAATCTTTGTCTTTTTTGATAGGCAGGGTTATTTACTTCAATTTCTTTCCCTGATTTTGTTACTTTTGTTTTTACTCTAGGTGTAGAGTATGCCGCTTCTGGGACTGCTTCTTTTAAAATATTACCTTTACCATCAAAAACAAAATCTGTCTTTTTAAAATCACCGAAATCAGTTAGCCTGTCATTCAAAAGTTTTTGAAACTGATTGAATACTTGTTCTTTCTGGCCTCCCGCATTTTTAAGAGCCTGTTTAGAAATTCTTTCAGCTTCTTTTGCTAAATTGTCTACAAAAAATTGTGACTTTAGAGCGTATGTTGTAGCAATTTGATCACCATCTTTTAAAATATTAAAAGCTCTTTTACCTAAAACACTATTAGGAGTTAGTTTATTTAGTCCTTTTCCTAACCAACTTTGTATGCCACTCTTATCAAACTGCCTTGCTAATGGGGCAGCTTTAGCCGCTTTAGTTACTCCTGTTATTATGGTTCCTAATCCTGCACCAAGAGCACCACTTTCCACGGCGAACTTAAAACGATTAGTAAATCTTCTAAATGCCTCTTCTCTACCCTCAGCTCCTTCTCTTTGATCTGTAGCTGTAGGGCCACCTAAAGTATCTCCGATAGTTCCGAAATCATCTGTGTAGGCTATGCCTTCACCTATGGTTGATCCTAATAAACCTGCTCCACCTATTTTGAATTTTCTACCAAGATCTGCTTTACCTGTAACTTGAAGTATTTCTTCCCTTGTTCGTGCATTCTTAACTTTTTTTGCAACTTCTAAATCTGTATATTTTCCCGCTCTTTTAGCATCAATAGCTTTTCTAGCAAGACCTGTTCCTATTTTATAGCCTGCAACTCCCGGTATACCTAATTGGATAAGTCCTTCGGTTATCTTACCTGCAACAGTTTTCTCTGCTACTTCTTCAAAAGGATTTATCTTATCAAAAAATTCTTCAACGCCAGTGGCTGTGTCTGTATCTAGCCCTAAGTCAACTAGCTCTGCACCAATTGATACAAAACCTTCTGGCACTTTTAAAACACCAGATGCAATACCTGCAAGAAAGCCTTTTATAAAACCAGGGGATCTATCTTCTTTATTCTCTTCTTCTTCTTCAAGTAAAAACTTTTTAATTTTAGTTTCTGCCTCCTCCTGTGAGAGGCCGTCTTTTAATCTAAACTCTTCGCCTTTGTATTCATAGATGGCCATGGCCTAGCCCCTTATGCCCTTGACACTTCAGGTTCTTCTTCTGGATTTTCTTGATTTAGGAACATACCTGTTCCAAATTCTTTTATAATTTGAGCGTTGGCAGCTTCAATCGCTTTATCAACTTCACCAAGTTCTTTTTCAAAAAGAACTAATAATTCTGAATATCTTTCGTCTTTCATTTCAGCAATGGTCTTGCCTGATTTTTGTTGATAAATTTCTATTGCTTTTGCCGAAGCTTCTTTTCTATCTAATCCTTGTGTGTTCATTAAATCTTGAACTAACTGACCAAAGTTACCAACCTTTTGAGTTCTAGCCATTTCATCTTCTGCACCTTTTATAGCTAGCATATCAATTGCTCTTTCATCTTTTAGTGACTCTCTACCTAAAGCTGCAAAAGCCTGTAATGGATCTTTCGCAGAGTTAGCAATCTTCTCTGCAAAATTACCTCCTCTAGCAGACGCTAGATTTAAACCAAACTGTGCTAGCTGTAATAGTCCTTGTTGTTTTAATCCTTCTTTAGGATCTCCTAAAATCTTTTTATATAATTCAGATCTTTCTTTGACCATTTCTTCAAGACCAATTAATCTATCTCTTTCAGGGCCTGTACTTGCAAAACCAGATTCAGCGAGTTCCTCTTGTTTTCTATCAACCGTATCAGAGACAATTTCTTCAGATGTTCTAGCTGACTTTGCTACGTTTTCTGCACCCGCTTCCATTTCAGAAGCTAGTCTAAGATTACTTTGTCCACCAACTTTCTTTTCTTTTTTATCTTTTTGAGGACTCCTAGGATTTTTATTTTCTTGTGTAATAGTTGCAGGTTCAATAACCTCTTCAACTGTTCTTATGATATCTCCTCTTGGACCTCCTTGCCTGATTTTTTTTACTCTAACGATGTCACCATTATCTTTAGTAACGATATCTTCGCTAATAACTTCTATTTCGCCAACTTTTAATCTAGTAACTTCATCTCCACTTGCAAATCTCTGAACCACACCACCATTAGCAAATGCAGGGATACCATAGGCACGTAGTTGGTCCTTGGTCAATCGTCGCTGAAAAAGGGGTCTATCTAATATAGCCATTATCCTAGTAACGAGCTGATGCCGCCCGTTCCTCCTAAGGCACCTAAGGTGCTAAGACCTGCGATACCTAGCCCTGCAACCTGTTGTAATACAGATGGCGTAGGTGTTTGTGCATATCTAATTTGTGAAGAGGGGACACCTCGTAAAATGTCAGATGCAAACTCTACTCTTCTAAATGGTTCTTGTTGTCTAGCTAACTCTGTTCTTCTTGCAGCTTCTAATTCATTCTGCATTTGTTGTTGCTGAACTCCACCGACACTTAATAATCTGTTTATATCGACACCGCCAAGTCTTTGACCAGCTTCTCCTAATCCTACTTGTGCCTGACCTGCTTGCAGTGTTTGAATTCCTAACTGTCCTAACTGCTGTGCAGTTCTAGCTTGCGCTTGTTGTGCTTGTAAAAAGTTTCGAGATAGGTCTTCAAAAATTCTTTGTGATTTTACCTGAGCTAAATTTCTAGATTCTTCCGCTTCACGAACACCGAACCTTGCACCACCGAATGCTCCTGCTCCAAGAGCTTGAGCAGCAGTTTGTTGTGCCTGCATCTGTGCTTGTCTATCAAATTCAGCTAAGGCTGCTTGAGTAACTTGTTGAGAATAAGGATCCATGAAAGTTGAAATTTGTGATGGATCTAATGTATCGACGCCTGCACCAATAGCGCCTAATCCTGCTCCTATGGTTTGTGAAGCAGAGTCTAAAAATGGTTGATAAGCACCTAGCCCTTCTTGTGCTAGTGCAACAGCTCTTTGTTGAGCTTCAGTTAAAGGAGCAACCTGTTGAGCAGGGACATCTTGTGGTACGTTCGCTAGTCCTTGTTCGCCAAATACAGATTCTAATAGCTTTTCCGCTCTCTCCTCTATAAAAGGAGCTTGTCTTTGCATTACAACTTCTGCCATTATGCCACCTTCTTCTCTAATTTATCCATCATGTCGTACATTTGCTTTGCACCTCTACGACGTTGTTCTAACTTATCACCTTTTTTAGCACCCTTCAATGCCCCTAATCCTCTAACTGCTTTAGCAGTCATGACAAACTCACCATCACTTAACATAGCAGGAATGTCATCTGATTTTTCTGTGCCGGGTCCAGAGATCTGTCCTGTCTTTCTAGGAAAGCCTCCGTCTTTTAAAGTTCTATACGTTGGAGCTGCAGCACCATAACCTCCTGTGCTTGGATCATAATAAGTTACACCGGGAGTGCTGACATCTAAAGAACCTTGACTACCTGCTGTAGGCATTGGAGGAAGTTTTGTTTCTTCTTCGTCCTCATCGAAACCTCCCATAGCACCAATTGCACCCAAACCTAATGCACCTGCAGTCAATGGATTATTTTTAATAAACTGTCCTGCCTGAGCTAAGAAACCTGGTTTTGCTGCAGCGGATGTTGCTGCTTGCTTAACTGCATTTGCTTCCATCCCTGCCGCTAAAGCGGCGTTTGATGTTGGAGCGGCGGTCGCTGCTGCCTGCCCTCCTAGACCTGTCACCGCACCAATGCTTTGACCAAATGCACCTAAACCTTTACCTCCGACTAATCCCACGCTACCTCCCAAAGCTCCTAGACCATAGCCCATCAATGCTGACGTAGCTATGTTTGCGGGATTGTCTCCTCTAATTGCTGATCCTAAACCTGCACCAATAGAAGCTCCTGCTGGCCCTGCTATAGCAAAACCTATGGCTCCTGTAACTGCTGGTAGAATCTTTTTAAACATTTTTATTCCTTTTTATTCGTGGCACCCATACCTAATCTAGGTGCAAAAATCGTGACATCTCTTTGAATATCTTCTTCTGTAGTGTCTGTATTAGGATCG